AATGATAGCCTGATTGAACTGAATGAACTCGCGGTTTAAGAGCATCATTTCGGCCCCATCCAACTGTTGGATAGCCTCTTCCATGGTCATTTTGGATTCACCTCCACCGTTACCACATAGCCGTCCTCTATTTCTCGGATGGTATATCCTTGAACTGAATAGTTGTTGTATGTCGTAATCGTGATGTTTGTACTGCTGCTCTGTATCGCACGTACATTTTCCGAAGTACACCCGGTTAGCAACATTGCTGTCAGAAGGATCGCAAATACTCGTTTCATTTCTTGCCCCCGCTTTTCTCTTTGTTCTCGGCAATCGCATTTATCAACTTCGGGAGAGCTGCCGGCATACACTCGCACAGTGCGCTCAATGTGCAGCCGTCACAGTCTTCGTGGTTGTCACAGAAGTCGCCCAGACTTTGCGCTGCGGCTTTTAAGTTTTCATAGTTGGTCATTACTCTTTGCCTCCCTTCCGTGCTTCTATGGCAGCTTCCGCTTCGGCGCAAGTTAGAAACACAGTTTTCCCAAACATATCGGGATACAGGTAGATATTATCTGTGACAAAGTATTTCGCCCTTATTTGCACTTGCCCGTTCCCCAAAATATGAATGCGATCTACGGTACAGAGCTTTATTGCTGTGCCAGTGATAACCCATACCGTATCTCCTACTTTACAAGGCGGGATGATTAGCCTGCCGTCTTCTTCGGCCTGGAACAGATCGTATAAGGCGGAAATTGCCATACTTAATGCTTCGAGGCGTTTGTGAGAAGTCCATTGCCCTTTGGGGGGTGAGGTTTTGTCAAGGAATGACTGTATCTCATCGGCAATTTGATAGAGGAAATGAATGGCTTCTTTTTTGGTCATTACGCCTCACTCCCCTTGCGTTCAAAGTGATCTACGATCAAACGATATGCTCTGCGTTGCATATCAAGATCCTCTTGGGTGATGTCATCCAGCTGTCCGAGTTGAGCCTGAAACAGCTTATACTGCCGGCGAAGCTGAATGGTGTTTTGAATGATACGGACAATCTGAGTAAGAACTAAGATCGTTACCATGATGGTCAGGTAAGTGTTCATACGGCAGTCTCCTATACAGAAATAGAGTTGATGTAGCTTTTGATTTTTTCGACATTCCAGAAGATTCGCTTCCCGATCTGGATACGAGCCTCAGCAGCCTCGCCAATCTGTATGGCAGAATACCGGCCACAACTCAACATGGCCTGAAGCTCGTCAGTGTTGATTGTGATTTTGCTCTGGGTGTCTACGTTATTGAATTGCTTTGTTGCTCTCATGGTTATTCTCCTCGATCATCATGATCGGCTTTTGCCATCTTTTCCTCCAATCGGTTTACAGCTTCAACAAGCTCATTCAGCTTGTCCAATACTTTGTCATAATCAAGCAGAGGCATAAAACGTTTAGGGGTAAATACCGCTTGGCATCGTTTTTTGCCGTTATTTTTTTCGATTACCGCAAGGTCAAGTTTTGACAACAATTTGATTTTACTCATGGTTCTCCCTCAGTTCATTGACAGCAGCAATGAGTTCGTTGATTTTGTTGGAAATAACGCCGAGATCAACAATAAAAGATTCTTGGATATTCTGTGTGTTTATTTTGTGAAAACAGAAGGATTTGGTGTATTCTCTGTCCAGAGGTTTAATCCGATTGGGGATATTCTTTTTGGTAAAATCATAACTTCCGATGCGATTATAAAAAAATGCCAGATTATTTTTTTCCAAACCAGCAACGGTGTAAGAAAACCCTCATTATAGCCATCTGATCCTTCGCACGTACACGTCCACCACATGGTTTTGGGATTGCTGATATAACCTTTGGAACCACCTTTGGTTTCAACATAGTCTCCTGCATCAAAGTTGTATTTCATAGTCATTCATCCTTATCCTGTACTACTCCCATCTCCGCTGGTGCATTTAACCAAGCTAAGATGTCCGAGTAATCCTCAGAAAAAGTCAATTCATCTTCAAACCCAAGATTTTTGTACATTAACCTGCAAAACTCTTTTTGGTTATCGTATAACAGTTTCGCCAACTGCTGATTTGTCGCAGCTCGCATACGGTCTGCATTGGTCAACGCTTTGTCAGACGGCAGCGCCACCAGCCGTCCGTCTTTGTCGGCCTCCGCTATTTGAACATCACTTAGGGAGAGTTTCTTGCACATGGGGCGAATATGATCCATAAATACTTGCACGATCTTCTTGGCGTTGGTCGTGAAGTCCTTTTGAATACAGCCCCAGAGATCGTAGTCGTCACAGGTTTCCATAGATGTGCCCTCAAACTTTCGCTCTAAGGCATCGTGGACATCTCGCTCGTTGCTCTGATAGCAACAGTCTTTGATTTCGTCCATGTCGAATACGGGATCTCCCCAACGATCTGTCTCTGAGAAATCAACGCCCCAAGCCTCCATGAGTTCTTTTACAGCCTCAAAGGTGGCTTCTTCATTGATAACGCACGGGCTGGCAAGCTTATCCAGCAGATAGCCGGAGTCCAACCTTGCCATGAGGTGCATAAAGCTCTCGCTTTTGTGGGTAGGAACCCAACCGTAGGCGTAGTTCCCACAGTCGGATGTAATGGATAGCTCATATCGTTCGAGATCGAAGTTAAAAACTGCCCAGAGGCAAGACCCATAGTCAGGGTCGCCTCTTTCTTGGCAGAAATAAAGGGAAATGAGCGGCGGGGTTCTGGTTGAAACCTTAGCCATTTTGTTTACTCCTTTCTGATGAAGCGGTGTCCGCGTAGAGACTGACCGCTGGGGTAAGATGAAAGAACTCAGTATGGCTTCCTACATCAAAAATGGTGACGCCATTGTGATTCCAAGTACGGGTGTAATAGATTTTGAAATTGCGCTCGGCACAGAACGCATGAATCAGCAAAAACGCCTCATCCAAAATATCCTGGTCGGATTTGGGCTGGCCTGCTTCGTTCAGATCACGGATCTCAGCAATCTTTTTGGGTCGCCCATGATATCCTTTGAATTTGAGAGTATGGGTTTTCATTTTTGCTACCTATGATTGATTTACTTTGTTGCTAACTAAGGGTTTATGATTACATAAGAACGGTTTGATCCGTGACTTGGTTGCTGTCGGTAATTTTTACCTGCATATCATCTGTTACCGGAATACGCATTTGTGCGTAACCAGAGGATGAGAACGGCATGAACCCACCAATCCGATACTTGTCACATACCAACTCATCGCCGTCAAAACGGAAAGAGTTGCCATGAGCGTCACGATAGGTTAGCTCACGATTGCAGGTTGACAGCTTCGCATATTTCCCACGATAATCAGGAGCCTTCAGCTCATAATCTGGGAACGCCTTGATGAAAGCGCTATACTGCTCTGGGAATAATTTGGACAACTGGTGGAGAAAGATCGGGATGGTTTCTGTTTGATAGCTCTCAATCTCTCCACCAAGCATAGCACGCGGATGGTAGGTGCAAATTCGATTGATATTGTCTGGCGTCAGCTCGTCAATAGAGACAAAGAGACGATTGCAACCGAACCCAGGATTATGACAGAATAGCCTGGAATCCGGGCCGCGTTCGATTCTGACATAGGGCGGCGCGAGAAAAGCACCGTCGCCGATTTTTGCGATGTAGGTGTTGTTGGGGTAAGAGAGCTTATGGTATCGCTCAGAGTCTTTGGCCTCGCTATAAACACGACCGTACATCTTGGTTTTCTTTGTGCCGCCATCAACACAGGCTATGCGGCCAAATTCACAACGAACGCCAAATAGTGTCGTTTTACGGAAGCATTTTCCTTCCTTGTATACCGAACACACATCGGCATGATCGCAATAAATGTACTCTGCGCGAAGCCGCGAGTCACGGCTACCGTCACCATACAGATCAACATTGATTAGTTTTTCTTGTTCAGTCATTGTGTTATACCTCGCTAATAAGAGCGTTGCCGCAGGTAATGCGGTCGGAATCTTCTTCCTTGCTGGGAACAAACACGATTACGTCCCAGCCCAAATCAAGTAAGGGCTGCTCGAATTTGTCGTAGACACTGTAATCGTCGTAGCTGGTAGTGATATCGTAGTTGTGTTCCAGAGCGGCTTTGGTTTGGTGGATCGGGGTAATCTTGACGATAAACTTATCGCGGTCAAAGAGGGAGTCGAGCACTTTGGCGTCCAAAATCGTTGCTTCGGTTACAGCAAAGTTCAACGTGTACTTTCTGCCAACCGGCATAGGCAATTCGCTGGCGATATTAGCGATTTCTCTCAGGCTCAGAGATTTGCCGGCGAACTGAGCTTCCCGCTGGTCATCTGAAGTGCTGTTGATACTAAGTTGCAGTCCAGCTTCACCATGCCGCTGGGTATTCTTGATTTCGCACCAGTGCTTCAAATAGCTGGAGAGGTCGTTATTGCTGCGAGGCATCATGGTGGAAACTACGGGATGGATGGTGACAGCGTGAAGACCACACTCTTTAACCAGGTCGTCCAATCGAGACTCAGTAAAATCCAGCACCGCAGGATTCCAAGTCGGCTCGCCCATGCGAGCGTAATGGACATTGAAACGGTTAGTAAAACGGATATCCTCATGTTCAATGATGTAGCGGATCTGATATTCCAGATCAGGTAGAGAGGCATTTCCGAAGAAGCCGTATTTATGAACATCGCAGAAGGTACACTTCATGGGGCATCCCTTCTGGCTGCTGATAGTTGCAACCCACTTGTCCATAAGGTCAACGTCGTGGTGCTGAACGCCCTCAATCTTTTTGGTTAAGCCGAGGAAATCGGCTTTGATGTTGTTTTCTTTGCCGTAGTCACCCACGGTAAGAAACTCCAAACCGAGCGATCGGTTGAAGTAGATTTTACCCGTGTGGGTCAATACCATTTGTGTATCCATTATGACATCCTCCTGGGTTACATGAAGAAATGGAGCAGCCACCCGGCGAACAATGTGAGAAGCGCATAGGTGATAGCAGTGATCCAACGATCCCAGAATGGGTCGGGGTTGGTATTGACTCTGGTGGTCACAATGAATGTGATGAGCGTATCAAGCCCCAGCGCTTGTACCAGGCCAATCATGGGAAGCCCGAGCGGGACAACAAACCAGTTCCACATGAACATGATGGTCGCTCCACAGAGCACAGACAGCACCACGGACAAAATGAATTGCAACAGATACGGAGGGTCGCTCAGAATGGGCTTCGTATCATTCTCATAGATATGGGACATTTTTATGGCCTCCTTAAATCAACCTTTCGATATATTCCCGATCCTGAGTGAAGATGGGAATTTCGTGGTCGATAATCCATCTGTTACGGCATACGGTAATTTTCTGGTCGGGGTTGCGAGGATCGTCGATGGTTTCTTCAAACTGCCGTTTAATGCAGCAGGAACCACGCTTCAGCTCTGTGAGGAAATCGTTCCAGTTAATGCCTCGCTGAGACCAAAGCATTTCCTGAATCATGTTGCAGGTCTTTTTATGCAGCTCGTGATGGCTAAAATTGGCCTGACCTACGGCCTCAATGCTGTTTCGGGTTGCGTCCTGCTGCCGCCAGATCAGACAGTTACAGACCTCTTCTTTTGGGACAGAGAAAACGCGGGAGTCGAACATGGCAGTGAACATCTTTTTCTGGTAGGCATTGTACCGTTTATATATGGTAAGATCGACGTCAACATCGACACCGATAGATTTCCAATACGGGCCATTGTCGTGAAACCAATCCTCAGCGATACGTTCAAACTCCCTGTTAAATGCCATAGTTGCCATCGACGCCGAAACGCTGCACATTTTCTGAATGTTATATCCAAACCAGGCGTCGGTCTGGATAGTAGCATAGTCTGTCAGCACCAGAGTGATCTCATCGGACTGAGTATAACCAAGCACACAGCCCTGGATGTTCTCACAGAGATGCTTCATCGTCTCCTGCATAGCCTGAGTCAGTACGAGATCGAAAGGCTTTTCCATGCCCTTCGTGAAGGTGTGGAACGCCTTGCCGTCAAGTCGGATGATTGCGGGCACACGGCGGGTTAAGAAGTTGCGAGAAACACCCTCATAGCCTTTCATGCGGTCGCCCAGACTGTCGTTTTTCTTTGCCATTGTTATTTCATCTCCTCCCAAGGAATACGGATAGCGTGCTTGGTAGTCAGCAAATAGGACGTGCGCCCATATTTCTCTTTCCATTCGTTGAGGTAGCGCTGCATCTCAGCAACAGCGTCTGCTCCAATGTCATCATAAGCATCTTCATACATATCCTCACAGGCATTGGATACGATGCTTGAAGCATCGAAACTCATCTCTACCTCTTCGGTTCCCCATACGTACAGCGGCTTTCCCGTGAACTCTTCACGATCTTCATTCCAGCTATCAAAGAAATCCTCCCAACAGCTGAAATATCCTTCGTTGTGAGAGTAAAAGTCGCTTTGTGCCATTGTAAATAATGATCCGAGCGCATTCGGCTCGTGCTTTTCTGCTTTTTCGAGCCGTTCTTTTTCTTTGCGGTTTTCTTCCTGCTGGCGGCGCTGCACAACGGCGTCGCAGTCGCAAAGTGTTCGGTATCTCGGAATCTGCTTTCCACAGTCGGGGCAAAAACGTACAACACCGTTATAACAGTTCGGGCAGAACCGGATAGACTGGTGCTTGTAGGGGAATTGGCCGGCTCTCTTATCGGGGTCGTCAGACAACCCATAAGGATTATCTTCGATACGGAGGCCGGTACCATGACAAACAGGGCAAATCTCCTCATTGTCATGGAGATCCTTTATGAGTTTCTTCCCAATCAGCTCTTCAAAGGCGTCTTCAATGTTGACGACCTTTCTTGTAGGTTTTACAAATCCGAGCATACCTCAGACCTCCTTGTAGATTGCAGGGAGGAACGTGAGACCAACTTTTTGCGCTACCAGATAGGCGGAATAGCCGTCAATCAAGACGGCGTTATCGTCCAGGGCAACATTGGTATTGAACTGGCCGGTATGATAGAACTCCAGAAAACGCTTTGCGATCTTCTCATCGCTGGGCTTTGTGCGGGCCATATATCCCGGAATCTTGATGGTGCTCATCAGTACCTTCTGGGTGGTGGCTTCGATTGTGGAGAGCGGGAAGGTAGCGCCGGAGGCCAACATAACCTCTTTCACATCCTGCTCGTCAAGATCCGCAGCCACTACGGTGCCATACCGCCGACCACGCGCTGTATTACAGGCCACGCGAAATCCGGGCTGAAGTTTGCCTACAAAGTGCTCAGGGATCTCGAACCAGAACACCTTGCCATAGGGCTTATGCTTTACCATAGCTACTTTCATTTGACAGTCCTCCTATAAGGATAGAATAATTTACTTTGTTGCTATATACATAGTATAATCACGGCCTCCCAATTTGTCAAGAGGGAAGCCGTGATTTTCTTTGTTGCTAATGAAGTTTGTTGTCAGTTTGTTGAAGCAAGATGGAGGATAATGGCCTGTGGATTGTCGCAGTCTTTCAGGGTCGCTTTATAGTGCTGCTTCCACCAGCCATACAACAACTCAAAGTTCTTGATGGGCAGATATTCCTCCATAAGAAGCTGGGGATCATCTTGTGAAGCATAGTCCAACCGAAGAAGTTTGATGTCATCAGCGGTAAAGGATCGAAGTGGCTTGTACTCGAACTTGGTGACAATAGCCTTACGCCGAATGGCATATTCCGGGAGCTGGCTGGCTGGACTCCATTTGATAGCCTCGTCATACTCGTTGGGTATAGCTCTGCTGTTATCCCAAGCATATAAGCCATCGGAGCGGTATATGATACCTACAGTGACTTTCTTTTCGGTTGTCTCTCCGTCTTTTTCGACCGGTTCAAAAATAGTCAGTCTTTTGAACGGTTCGAGAATGTTCACTACTTCACCGATTTCAGGCAGAAACCCCAGAGGGAGTGCAAACCCCTTCAGTAGTTCCTTCTCCCAAAGGTCGATGTCGTTCAGGTTCATCGGCAGGTTCATGGTCGATCGCCTCCAATCTGATTTGAGCTACTTGCGCCCAAGGCATTCCATAGTAAGGGCTTTTCTTTTTATCGCACACGCCATTGTCAATCCCAATGTATCTGCGTCCTTCCAGCTTGGCAGCAATGAGAGTAGATCCGGTGCCGCAACAGTTATCCAGGACGATTGCATTCCTGTCAGTGTAAGTACGGATTGCGTAGCGCAACAGATCAACAGGTTTTTCAGTGGCGTGGAGCGCTACGGACGGGTGGGGTTTAGGGAAGCACCAAATTGACGCTGGGTACTTCATGTTACCGTCTGGCGACTCTACCAATGTATAGTTGCCATAGCTCCGGTTAGAATGAACGTCTTCCGCCTGTTTCCCTACGGCCTTGCCCTTGGTGTGGTTTTTCTCGCCAACTGTCATTTGCGGATGATACGGCGGCGGAGATTTGTAGAATACCATAATATCCTCGTGCTCTCTAAGCGGCATTTTCTTGGCGTTGAGAAATCCGCTCTTTAGCACCTTGTCCCAGATGATATTGTAGCGGTGTAGCTTAGGGTTAGAGAGCATCATGGTAGCGGTAAATTTATCCTGGCCGAACAGCAGGATCGCACCGTTCGGTTTGATAATCCGCTCATACTGCTCCCAGAGCGGAGCAGGCGGGATAACCGAGTCCCATGAGTTCTGAGTCGCCCCATAAGGCAAATCACAAAGGATCATGTCAATGCTCGCATCATCAATTTCCTTCATGACTTCCAAGCAGTTGCCATTGACGACCGTATTAGGGAGGAGGCTCATGCGCTATCACCATCCCCGTCTACCGTTATGGTATAGGCTATGACCGGGGCATTGAAATGCTCTGTAGCATACGCCCGGATAATTTCTTCGGCGTTGTCAATGAGTACACCACCAATTCGACGGCCTCTGGTATCCTCAGACATAACAATCGGTTCAGGGATAGATACACCTGCCCGCCGTGCCACGTCTTTTACGTAACGCTTGCTGATGGTAGTTGGTACGACAATCGGATATCCAGTTATCGCTGATGTGTAAACTAAGGCGGTCGTTTTACCGCCTCCGCGTTTTCGGAATAGACCTTTCATGTTCTCACCTCTTCATAGTCGGAGCAAGGATATTTGGCACTCGCTCGCTCCTCCTTACTTTTGTATGGACAGTCTGGAACTCTGGCCTCGGCGAGATGAGCCAAGCAGATTACTTTGCCCATCTCGTCTACGGACTGATTATCACACCATTTAGATGTGGGTGAAATTGGCGTTTCATTCACGTTTTAGCTCTCCTTATTGAAGCGTATGCCCCTCAACCTGGTATCCCATGCGAATGCCTTTCCACTCAGGTTTAAGCATAGCTTTCAATTCAGAGGCAACGCCCTTACACATCCGTGTGGTCTGGCCGTAAACTTCGTATTCGCACAGATAAGTGTGATCTGCTGAAAGGCCAAAAGCTACATAGATGTGTAACTGGTTAGCCCAGGCTATAACTTCATCTACCTTAGCCTTGTGCTGCTCGTAGTAGACTTTGGAATCGTCAACGTTTTCCTCAAGAAGGAAAGAACCCCTCACATATTTCTGCTGAGGCACGTTACTCACCTCTTCCCAGTAGACCCGATACCGCCTCGATCAGCGTTGCCCAGCGTATCGACCGGCTCGAAAAACAGCTGGGGCTGGTGCTTCTCAATGCGAAACTGACAGATACGATCGCCGACATGAATAACGGTATGGCGGTCTGCACGGGCGGGGAAATACCACTGGTCGTTGTCACCACAGTAAGTCTCGTCGATTACGCCGATGCTGTTGGTTTGACGAATACCGAAATTCTTATAGGTTGAGCTGCGAGGGGCTACGATTGCTTCATAACCCTTGGGAAGCTGCATAGCAATTCCCAGGGGGATCAGCTTGAACTCACCAGCCTTCAGCTCAACATCCTCAGCTGCCCGAAGGTCAACCCAGTCAGACTTGCCGTCGATATATTCCAATGGTTGGATTTTATCGCTGAGATAGCGCACCTTAATTGTTAGCGCCTCTGCCGAATCAGAAGGATGCGGGCAGACAAGAGGCTTGCCGTCTGCTGCCAAAGCGTCCAGTACGGTATCAACCAGGCTGTCATATCCTGCGAAATCGCCGTTGATGTGCAGACAGTCAACACCGAACTTGTCCAAGAAACGCAGCATTTCTTTGCTGACTGCATCGCTCTCTTCCTCGGTCTGGAAGCGTCCTGCTTCGTTATAGGGTTTCACCCGATGAACAAACACGTCGATGCGGTTATAGTAATCGAAAACTTTGAAAACCAGTTTGTCGAACTCTTCACCCAGCACGTGATCGTTGTCGTTATAGAACGCAGAAAGCAGGATAGGTGAATCGGTAATCACCACATCGACCTTGCCCTCAAGCCGGCTGATGCGGAAATACTGCTTGCCAAAGATGTATGCCTGATTCTCGAAAACGGCCTTTGTTCCTTCCCATACCTTGTCTTTGGCGAACTCGGTGACAAGCTCGGCATTAACGCCGGCAGCTTTCAACTGAGAGAAGACATAGGCAGCTCCGGTGGATTTACCAGCACCGGGAGCGCCAAAAAGGTTAATGATGAGCATTTTCGTTTGCCTCCCAACCAATTTGATAGTTTTTTGTGCGGATGATACTGTTCTTTACACATGGGCGCAGTACACAGACTTCCAGCTCATGAGGGATATACTGATCCAAAATAACACAAGACCAACATTCCCCTTTGCAATTCTCTGAATAATGAGATCGAATCTCAAAAAAGAATAGTCCGCTTTGGATTTGATACGGATTAAGCATTTTGCGACAGGTACAACTGCGCAATTCGGAAGTGATTTTTTGAACCCAAGTATCACGATCTTCGGTTAATATGAGAATTTTGATCACAACCATCACCACCTATCCCAGATACTT